CGTCCCGGGCGTATAGGTGGAAACCGTTGCCGCCACCGGGCATACCATTCCGATATTCGCATTCATGCAGATTTACCTCCAGTTTCGTTTTCCGAAATGATTTGCTGAAACATCGCTTCCGCACGTTCCGTGATCGCCTGGATCATCCGCTGCGTCGACTTCGTGATGGCCCTCCGGATGAAAGGCTGCTTCTTCATGAAGGACGTGCCGGAGTTGATGGAGTTCGCGATCACGCCGATCGGCTTCGCGTTCTGCACGTTGCGCCTGTACGTTCCCGCGAATTTCAGCGTAGAAGTTTTCATGTAGTCGTATCCCTTGAAGGATTGTTTCTTGTAGTTCGTCCGGGCCTTGCTGCTCATGTGGTTCCAGTTGACGTGCGCGTATCCGGTCCCGTCGTAGCCGACGGAAGTCTCCACGGTGCCGCTATCGTCCTCGAACTTCGCGATACCCATCGCCCCGTTGTCGAGCAGAATCTGCTTTTCTTCCGGGGATGGGAGACGCGTCGTCACGCCGTCAACCGCCGCGTAGTGGAACGGTTCCGTCTGGATGTTCCTCGCCTCCTCGTTCACAGCATCCGCGACCACGCCGGCGCCTTCATACAGGGACCTGCTTGCAACAAATTTGGCCATGTCTCCCAGCTGGGTGATCATCTTTACGACGTCGTCCAGCCCTTCCGTTTTAAACTTGTACGGCATCCGTCTCACCGTCCTCCGGTTCCGGCGTATCCATCACCTCGAAAACCCACTCCACATGGAACAGGCCCGTCCCGGTCTCGTACTGGGTGCTGTTCAGGCTCCAGCTGTTGCCCAGGATCTCCGTCAGTGTTTCCTCGATCTCGTCGATCAGGTCGCTCCGGTCGCTCAGCTTCGGGTAGAACAGATCCACGCTGCCCTCCCAGCTGCGGTCGCTCTTCGCGCCGTCCCCGTCCAGCCGTCCCGCTTCAAAGTCGAGCTGCACGACTCCGTACGCGCCTTCCGGTCGCGTCCGCCATGCATACTCCGCAAAGGGCACGCTGGTCAGCTTCAGGGCGGCCACCAGTGCCTCGTATTCGCTCGGCATGGATTACACCCCCTCAGCTGTGGATACGGTCGTCTCAGGCTCCGGCAGAGGGAACGCGTTGCCCGCCTCCCGCTGCAGCGTCAGCTCGATGCCGTCCGTCTCCGTGATGTAGGTGCGGAGGATGTTGTACCGCACGCCGCCCAGTTCGCACTTCCGCTCCCCGCCGTACTCGAAGTCATGGGCAAGGATCACCTTCAGCTCCGGGTTCAGTCCGATCCCCATCGCCTGATAGGCTTCCTGCATCCCGATGGACTTCACCGTGCAGTACACCGTCCGCTTCGTCTCTGTTGGTTCGGTTCCGACGCCGCCTGCGTACGGGCTCTCCATGATCAGGTCGACCACGTTCGCCTTCATCATTCGCCGTCATCCCCCTCGTACGATGTGTACGTGCTGGCGTGCATCAGCTGGACCTTCTGGGTCTCGTATGCATCCAGCAGTTTGTCGTAGTTCGGCGGGTTCCCGAACCGCATCGCCGCATAGGTGATGATCGCCCGCTGTACCAGGGGATCCGTCAGCGTGCTCCCATCCGTCACCGCGTCGTTCGTTCCGATCGTGAACGACACCGTGCCCGGCAGCGTCACGCCCGCGATCTCCAGGTCTTTCGCGCCGGCTTCCAGCAGGCGGGCGATCTCACTGTCGAACAGCTCCGCCGTCACCCGCAGCGCCTTCTTCGCTTCCTTCAGCATCTTTTCATCACCTCAGATACAAAAATAAGGGCGGGCGAGTGCTGCCTTCCCGCCCCGCCAAACGGCCCGAAGGCCGGATGGACCGTGTCATGACCTGGAAACCACCTGATCCCGGAAGTACTCATCGACCTGCATCCGCATGATGTGGCCGATCTTCAGCCGGCTGTCGCAGTGGAACTTGATCCCCAGCTTGTTCGCCCTCCAGCAGAAGGTGAGGTCTTCCCCCATCCCGCCGACCGGGTAGAACGGCACGCCGTAGATCGCCATCGTCTCCAGCACTTCGCGCTTCATCAGCACGCAGGCGAACCCGCAGGCCTCCACCTCGAAGATCTCATCCCTCGGGTAGTCGTACCAGTTCTCCGCCACCGGCAGCACCACGTTCCCGTCCTGCTTCACTTCCAGCTTGTTGTAGATGCACGGTTTGAAGGGCGGGCGCCGTCCGAAGCAGAGCCCCGTCACCGCCAGTCGTCCTTCCATGTCCTCCATCAGCTTGATCAGCAGGTCCGCGTCGAACGTCATGTCGCTGTCCAGCCAGAGCACATAGTCGTACTCCGGGTGCTGGATCACATACTTCGCGATCTGGTTCCTCGCGTCGTAGATCAGGCTCGCCTTCAGATACCGGACTTCCACCTCGCAGGGGTTCCGCGGGTTCAGGATCAGGTTCGTCAGGCACTCGACAAAGTCGGCCTCGAGATAGTCCATGCACGGGATCGCAATCAGTGTTTTCATCAGGTCAGCACTCCTTTTGAAAAGCAAGGGCGGAGGATGTTACTCCCCCGCCCCTTTGGTGTTCAGTTACGCTTAGGTCGTGGCGATGTAGCGCACGATGGCGTTCGCGTCGGCCAGTTTGCCGTCGGCCAGGGTCATGGCGCGGTACACGGCGGATCCGGTACGGAAGGCCGCTTCCTCGCTCTTCTTGACTTCGATGCCCTTCGCCAGGTTCAGCTTGTAGGCCTTGAAGTCGCCGAAGTAGAGTTCTTCGGTGCCGGCGTTGCCGTCGATGATGCAGGGGAAGCCCAGGACGTTGTACTTCCGGGGTTCCTGCGGATCATTCACGACCACGCGGTTGTTCTGGCTGTCCACCATGCCGAGGACCTTGCCGAAGAACAGGGTGGGGCTCATGCAGAAGGACGCGTTCGCGTGATACTGCGGGGCAAGCTTGCCCATGATCTCGGTCAGCTGTTTCCAGGTGATGCCGGCACGGGTGAAGGTGCCGTCCTGGGCGCTCTTGGTGACCTTGATACCGGTCGCCATGCTGGAGTCCGCGCCGCCGCCGTTCAGGATGGCGCTGTCCAGGGCCTTTTCGATCTTGTTCGCCAGGCGAGCCACCAGCCAGCTCTCGAAAGCGTCGATGCTCATGGCTTCCACGTCCGCGGTGATCTCCACGGTCTTGATCAGTTTGTAGGCGCCCAGCTGCACGGCCTGGATGCTGTCCGCGCTGTCGGTAGCGGCGGAGCCCATCGCGACCCAGGCAGCCTCGTTGATGCTGTTCTCAGCGGGATAGGTCACATAGCCGGGGATCTGGGTGAGGTCGACCGCGGCCAGCAGGGGATTGAGTTCCAGTTTTCCGACGATCTCGTTCATCGTCTTGGTGGGGATCGCGGCGGTCGCCGTTACGGCGGCGCGCTCTTCAGCGGTCAGTTCCTTGCCCTGCAGGTCCTTCAGGAACGCTTCACGATATTCGGGGCTGTTGATTTCGAAGTTCATCTTCTTTTCCTCCATGTTAAATTCTCTGACTACCGGATCCATGCCGGCAGCCACTTCCTGCCGCAGTGCTTCTTCGGCAGCGGCGCGTTCTTCGCGGGCATTCAGCTCGTTCTGGATCGCTTCCAGTTCGCTGACCCGCGCTTCCAGTTCTTCCGTGGGTACGCTTTCGTCCACAGGCATCGCCCTCAGCTCCGCCTGGCGGCTCTCCAGCTGTTCCACGTTCATCTCGTCAAACTTCATCGTCTGACACCTCCGTGAAAGTTTTCAGCCGTTCCAGTACCGCCGTCCGGCGTTCTGCTTCGGCCTGTGCGGCACGTTCCTCCTTGAGCTGCTGCCTCGCACTCTCCAGTGAGGCGCGTACGCTCTCCAGCGCATCGCCTTCGGAAGCCGCCTGGATGGATGTGCCTTCATATGCGGGGAAGGCCACGGCCGAGACCTCAAACACACGCCCGATAGAACGCACGTGCCTCAATGGCGACTCGGTGTCCAGTCCTTCCCAGCTATCTTTATCCACCGTGAACGCAAACGACATTCCGGAAATATCGCCGCGTTTGATGGCGGAATAAAGCTCTGCTGCCCGGGGATTGCCTTCCGTGTCCAGGTTGACCCGGATGCCCATCCCTTCGTCGTTGACCATCAGCTGCATGGTCGAGTTCTCGTTATTGTTCCTGCTCCGGGCCAGCGGTACCATGCTGAAATCATGGCCCACCAGGAACCGAACGTCGCGGAGGTCCGTCGTGTCCAGTGCTCCGCTGTCGATGGTCTCCCGGCATACGCCCAGGTCCGTCTCCTGGTTGAAGACGATCGGCTGGCCGGTGATCACGCTGCCGCGCTCTTCCGTCTGCTCCGCCCGGATCTCAAATTCGAGGTATCTTGTCTCTTTATTCATTGTCTTCGTCCTCCTTGTTGTCCTGGACGTTCTTATACTCGCCACGAATCGGCGTGTACTGTCCGGCGCCGTCAGGCAGCGGCGCGTAGTTGAACAGTTCGCGGATCTCGTCGATCGTCAGTACGCCGCGGTCGCCCAGCTGCTGCGCCATGCTGATTTTCGCGGAGATGTTCATATACTGGAGCCGGTTGGCGGTGAACAGGATCTCGTTCCCGCCGTTCAGCTCGCGCTCCGTGTAGACCATCCGGCTCAGCCCGGTGGACAGCTTGATGGCGAAAACCTCGATCTTCCCGTCAAAGAAAGCGGCGAGCTCGTCGCCCGTCGCCTCGTTTCGGATCACCTTTTCGCCGACGCCGAAGTAGTTTTCGACCGACGTCTCGATCAGCTTCATCTGCTCCGCGTCGATCTTGTAGCCGTCCTGCTTCAGCTGCTGGATGTTCGTCATCTGGTTTCCGAACAGGAGCAGGCCGCCGCCTCCGCTCTGGAAGTTGTTCTTATCGAAGCGCTCCCGCTCT